CAGGTTTGTGGTCATGTTGTCTCGTACTGAACGAGAGGCAGCCAAGTTGCTACAGAAGTCTAAGTACGGTTTTAAGTTCATTCCTTTGTGGATGAAGGAACGTGGTCCTGATATCACGTCTGATAATCAGTTGAAGATGACGTTCTCTAATGAGTCTGCGATTGAATCATTACCTTCGGGTAATGATCCTGCTCGTGGTGAGTCTGTGTATCTTGTTATTGTTGACGAGATGGCGTTCTTGCCTAACTCTGAAGAAGCGTGGGCTTCTATTGAGCCAATTGCTGACGTTGGTGGTCGTGTTATCTGTCTATCTACGGCTAACGGTTCAGGAAACTTTTTTCATCAGATGTGGGTGGGTTCGCAAACTAAAGCAAACTTGTTTAAAGGTATTTTTTGGCCTTGGTCTGCTGGTGACCGTGACGAAGACTGGTACGAATCTAAATCTAGAACAATGCCTTCATGGCAGTTGCATCAGGAATATCCTCGCACACCTGAGGAAGCGTTTATTAAGTCGGGTAACCCTGTTTTCGATATTGATCGCTTGATGGAGTATGAAGTTGCAGAACCTGATCGTGGTTATTTGCATGTTATTTCTCGTAAGAATCCTGAGTATCGTGAAACTCCTGATGGTGAGTTTGCTATTTGGGAGTATCCGCACCCTGAGGGTACGTATGTAATTGGTGCTGACGTTGCTGAAGGTCTTGGGCATGGTGACTATTCGTCGGCGCATATTATTGAGGCTAGGTCTATGAAGGTTGTGGCTCACTGGCATGGGCATATTGAACCTGATCTTTTTGGGGATGCTTTAGCAGAGGTCGGCTGGTGGTACAACGATGCTCTACTGGGTGTTGAAAATAACAACCACGGTCTAACCACGATTAAGGCTTTGCAACGTTATGGATACAAGAATTTGTATCGTCAACGTCGCTTGCAGCAGCGTAATCCTGAGGCTACTGAGATTATGGGTTGGCGTACTACAACTGCGTCAAAGCCTTTGGCTATTGACGAGTTGGCTGGATCTATCCGTGATGAAGACATCTTCATTTTTGACGAACGAACAATTGCAGAGTTGAAGACATATGTGCGTGACCCTAATGGGAAGATGCATGGGTCTCCTCACGACGACAGGGTGATGTCTTTGGCTATTGCTCATCAGATGTTGAAGTTTGTTTGGTTGCCTGAGTATCGGGCTGAAGTGCCACCACCAAAGTACAGTTTGAGTTGGTTTGAAAGATTCGTTATTCATGGCGATGATGGGCTGAAACCCGTACCTTTGGGAGCATATAACGCACGTAGGTCGTAGGTAACGATCTACTTATACTGTGATGGGATCTATTAACTGCACAGAATGTGACAAACTGTTCTCTTTTGACGTACTTCCACGTAGAGGTGCTGTCTGTTTTGCTTGCCACGTAAAAGGTATTCGTTTAGGTTTCGCTCATGGCAAAGAGGACTTTCATGGTCCAACTATCAAGCAGCGTCAAGATGAACAAATGAGGCAGGCTACCAACGCTGGTATCAAGGCTGAACCCGTTGGGACTCGTTGGGTCTGACATGCATTGGATCACCCCGATTGTCGTCGCACTCATTGGTGGTCCTTTGATGTTGGCTTTAAAAAGATTTGATTCTAAAAACACTAGGGAACATGGCGAGAACTACAAAGTTCTTCGCCGTATTGAAGACAAGGTAGACCACATAGATGATCGTTTAGACGATCATATTGATTACCACTTGAAAGAGGGATTATGAAGTATTCAGAATCAGCCAAGAAAGCAGTAGCAACATTTGTGTTTGCTTCAACAGGTATTCTTGTTGGTGGTGCTGTAGGCGGTTTAGAGATTTGGAAGACAGCCCTTTGGACTGGTGTTGGCGCACTCATCAACTTCGTTTATCGTGCTTCAGAAGAATATATCAACAGCATTGATGGTGAGTAATAATGGCTCGTCAATCAAACTCTGATCTACTTTCAGCGTATCAAAAAAAGATTTCTGTTTGTAAACGTTGGCGTAGAGAAGAACAATACGACGACACATGGCGACGTTTGATCGACCTTTATCGTGGTCGGCATTATGAAGACATCTCTGATGAAGATCGTCTTCTTGTTAACATTTCGTTCTCAACGGTAAACGTTATCGCACCTAGTGTGGCTGTTAACTACCCTAAGATCGCTGTTAACTCTCGTCGCCCTGAAGATGCACCTAAAGCAATCATTACCGAGGCTGTTGTCAACTACTGGTGGAAGCACTATAAGATTCGTCCCGAATTTCGTCGTGCAGTCAAAGACTTCCTAATCGTTGGACATGGCTGGCTTAAGGCTGGTTATCGTTATGTTGAAGAAGAATCCATAGATCAAGAAGGTGACCACTCCGATCCGAATGCTGATGGTAATGAAATTACCCCCAGCATTATCGTGACTGAAGATCGTCCTTTTGTTGAACGTGTATCGCCATTTGATGTGTTCGTTGACCCTGATGCTACCTCTATGTATGACGCTCGTTGGATTGCGCAACGTATTCGTCGTAGCCTAAAAGAAGTTAAGTCAGATAAACGTTATTCACGTTCTGCTCGTGACAGCATCAACGCTACGTCATGGGGACGTTACAGTGATGATCCTTATAAGCGCCAAATTCAGGACACTGAAGAAGGCTATGTTGAAGTATGGGAATACTACGACATCGCTAAGAAAACAATGTGTGTGTTTGCTGAGGGCTGTCAACAGTTCTTAGTTAAGCCTATGGATATGCCGTATGCGTTTGGTCATCCCTTTGTAATGATCCGCAACTATGACATTCCTGACTACTTCTATCCTATGGGTGATCTTGAGGCTATTGAGCCACTTCAACGTGAGTTGAATGCGACTCGTACTCAGATGATGAATCACCGTAAACGGTACTCACGTAAGTATCTATTTAAGGAATCAGCATTCGATGCTGATGGTCGCTCGGCTTTAGAATCAGATTACGACAATGTTCTTGTCCCTGTTTCAAGTGATGAGAACCTTCAGAACGTTGTTGCTCCTTTCCCTGCTGTTCTTACTCCTCCTGAGTTTTATCGTCAGTCAGACATTATTGAAGGTGACATTCAAACTGTTTCAGGTGTATCTGAGTATCAGCGTGGTGGTGTTCCTGAGATTCGTCGTACAGCAACTGAAGCAGCAATCGTTCAAGATGCTGCCAACGCTCGTGCAGCAGACAAGTTAGCCACCATTGAAGGCGCTATTGCTGAGGTCGCTTATCGTCTTGTTGCTCTTGCTGAACAGTTCATGACTGGTGAGCAGGTTGCTCGTATTGTTGGTAAAGATGGTGAGCCTTTGTGGGTCACTTTTGATTCTGACTATATTGCTGGCGAGTTTGACTTTGAAGTTGAGGCTGGTTCTACAGCACCTGTGAATGAATCGTTCCGACGACAGATGGCGCTACAGATGGTTGATGCTATGTCGCCGTTTGCTGGTGCTGGACTTATTAACATGCCTGCTCTTGCAGCGCATGTTCTTCAGTTTGGTTTTGGTATTAAGAACCCTGATCAGTTCATTCAGCAAGCACCACCTCCTCCTCCTCAGATGGGTGGCATGCCACCTGAAGGTGCTATGCCACCACAGGAAATGATGCCACCACAAGGTGGAGCACCCATGCCTGACATGGGTGGTGGAGCACCTATGGCTATGAGTCCTGATCAAATGTCAGGTGTTGACCCCGCTGTTTTAGCAGCGTTGTCAAGCAGATTAGGCATGCAGTTACCTAATACTATGTAACGCAGATATATATCTATAGAGCAACCATTAGGACTCTAAGGAGAGCAAGTGAGTGACATACTCGATAATACCCCCGATATAGACCCCGTATATGACGGACAAGTCGAGGATTTGGGTGAAGCGGATGTAGATGTTCCGTTATTGGACGTTGACGAATATGGTGACCATTATGTCACTGTAAAAGTTGATGGCGCTGATGTACGTGTTCCTCTATCTGAAGCAGTTGCTGGTTACAGTCGTCAATCGGACTATACCCGTAAGACACAGGAAC